AGCGGCGGCAAGAGCGGTGACAACGGGCGCTTGCTGTTGCGCGTTGTTCTGTCCCTGCTGCGTTCCCGTCTTTTGCGAGTTCTTTCCTTTACGCTTTGCCTTCGCAACGCCAGTTAACGCGGCAAGCGTCTTAACACCCGCAAACTTAAGGCGATTGAAGTTGTCCAGAGTGAACTCTTTCTGTTCACCCGGTGTGTTCACATGAAAAACCCGAATGTGCGTCGAGTTGTTGCGAATGTGCAGATAGAAGCCATTCGCCTCTGCGTCGTCACGGGCTTTCACAAGTTGCACCGCTTTGACTAGATTGCGTTCCATATAGCCAATGCGACGTTGTAGAACTGTTCGCTCAAACGAATTCTTTTCCTGATCGAGTTGAGCCTTGATCAGCTTGCCTTTCTCATCTTCTTCATGAAGCCACTTCTTAATTCCAGCCTCATCTTTACCCGACAACTTGCGAAGTTGTTCAACGAGGATCGGTTCCAACGCCATATTAACAGGCGCGTTGTAAACTCGATTATCCTCAACGGCGAGATCGTAAAGCAAATCGGTGACTGTAGGCACCTTATTGCCTTGGACTACCATGCCGAGTGCTTCGCGAACTGTCTTTTCGTCATTCCCGGCCGCGCCGATTGTGCGTGCGGTTTGGTATGCCGGTTCAAGTTTCTTGCGCTCTGCGGTGCTTAATCCCTTAGCAAGACGCACAACGTTGGAAGCCTGAGCCTGTTCTTTTGCACGCTGTTCCGCTTTGTCGGCCTTTGCCTTAGTTGTGGCGTTGGCTTCCTTGGCAGTAGGAGTGCGACCAGTTTGATTGTTAGCGGCCATGACACATTCTCCATGATCGATGCACCTTGTTAGCGGAATGCCAACATATGATAGGTGCATCGGAATGAAGAACGGGCGTTGGCCGCGTTCGTTTCCCTATTCAATTGTCAAACAGCGTAGCAAGTAACGAGACAACAGATTACGTGAACAATTGTTCCGTTGTCAAGTGAGTGTTTTTTATCAGTGTCTTGTGTATATAGATATCATATATATAGGGTTAAGTCAAATCGGGTATGTTGCAAGTCGCGCTTAATATAATAGGATCACATAATATACATACATATAATATACATATAGCCGAATAGGATCATAGCCTTTATCAAATCCCTTATAGCTATCTAATACTATACATATGTTTGAGTTGTTCGTTATTAAATAGTGCGTCATAGGTGCGTCATAGCTCAATCCTTCAAATGTTCGGCTATCGTGGCGCGATGTATTGCTATTAATGCGAGCGTATGTCTGACAATCGAGTTGGCACGATACTTGCCCAAACATATGTTGAGACAAACAACGCAGATCGATGCACGTTGCGCGTTAGCTGATCATATGTTGCGCGATGTTGTGTCATGAATAGTCAATGATAAACTCGCGAACAATAGTAAGACCCCCCATAAACAAAAGTCGGGGGTTTATATAGGGCCGTTGCGCCTCGAATAGCTCCATCCCTCACCCCCTTGCGCGTTTATCGCCCTGACTTAGCGTAACGTCGTCATATGTATACTATTATGTTATTACTATAATGGAGTTGGTTATTTGGTTATCATCGCGCACAGGGCGACCTATCGGTCGCGGGTATTTCATATATTTTATTATAATAATTGTACATTCGTCTGACACTTGACATAGTGTTAAAAATATGATATCTTCATACACAGAGGCGAGGTCCATATTATTATAGTATATATAATATACAATATATAGTATACATACAAATGTCAGACACAATATGTATTGACACGATACAATATATAGGACAACCTAACATGCGCGCGTAATTATAGGAGTACTTCTAGTGGCTACAGGTGGTTGGAGTGGTTTGTTTGATCGTGTTGGTGGCGCACCGCACGATTTTGTTAATGGTAAGAATAAATCTTCTGTCGCTCGTGGTCTCTCTCGTCTATTGCGTAAACGTGGTGCTCTACAGTTGCGTGAAGCACTCGCAGACGAAGGAGCCGGTTCTTCTTTCACTGCTCAAGTTAAACGAGTAGCACATACGCCTGATCCGGGTGATCCGATTGCACATGGCGGTGTTGTTGCTACCGAAACGCTGGATTTGAAAGTTGATACTCTCACAACGGTTATCGATAACATCGTTGATGAAGATTTCGCTGATGGCATTACTTATGCAAGTGATGCAAGCGGAAACGGTGGCGGCGGGAAGCTCGGTCGGTGGTAAGCGGAGAGTTTCTGTGATTAAGTACAACAAAAATCAAATCTTAGACCTTATCCATAACAAAGCTAAGGAATATGGAATTGATCCTGCTGTACTTGTCGCAAAAGCTCAGATCGAAACTGGATTGAACCCGAAGCTTCGCAATAAAAGTGGGGCTTCGGGTCTTTTTCAGTTTATGCCTAGAACTTGGAAAGAGTTCGGCAAGGGTAATGTGTTCGATCCTGCGGCAAACACCGATGCTGCTGCTAGATTTACCTTAAAGAATATTCAACATTTCCGTAAGTCATTCGGCCGTGATCCTACTCCGGGTGAAACGTATCTAATGCATCAGCAAGGTGCGGGTGGTGCGTCGTCTCTATTACGTAATCGCGATCTTCCTGCACACGAAGTTGTAGGACTTAAGAGAATTCAACAAAACCTGCCTAAGTCTATGCGTGGTCGTGCGCAGAATATGACAGCAGGAGAGTTTGCAGATTTCTGGATTAAAAACCACGAGAAGAGAATGGGCATTGTTCGTCCGCCTCGTGATATCCCTAATCCTCCTAGTAAGCCAGTTAACAGTCCTGATCCATGGAATAACGTTCCGGTTGAACAGGCTTTACCAGCGAGTGCTCTTGCTATGACAATGGTTCCTCCAATTAAGAATGTTAAGATCAAAGAGAAGCCCAAGACTGAGGATGCTATTCTCGATAACATTCTTAAGAAAGATGGCTCTATGCCCGGTACTCCTAAGACATATGGAGAGAAGGGAACGAGTTATGATGATTACGTCGGCTCTGAGTTAAGCAAACAATTTGAAAAGGGCTTCATCCCTGAGCCGGGATCGAAAGCGTATGACCACTATATTACTTGGTCACAGAAGAAAACTCCCCAACCGAAAGATATGCCGAACACATACGTTCCGGGTAAAGGGAAAACACCTGTTGATCGTATTAGTGAGAGCCATGACACTGCCACTGGTAAAGCTGGCACCATTGAGAACACTGATGTTGTCGATCTTCGCACATTGATGGATCAGAAGCCTATTCGTACTGGTCCTGCTTCTTCGTCTATGGGTAAGACTGTTGCAGGTGCTGCGGGTGGCGTTGGTGTCGCAGCCGCTGCATCGAATAATGAAGGACTTCAACCCGCACACAAATATGTGCAGGACGGTGCGAAGTGGTTATACGATCAAATTCTTGGTCCTAGTGAGAGTGGTGCTGCGTCTGCGAAGCCCACGCCAACAGGAAAACAACAGCCGATTAATTATCGAGACGTAAATGCCGCTGATGATGCTGCTAGTAATTCACGTCTTAACTCTTCCGAAATCCCTATTGGTGTCGATCCAACAGGAAGTTTTAATACGTTTGGCTTGGACCCTAAGCACATCGATCCTGACAGCGTTATGACAACGTTAATGCCTGCTATCGATGCTGCAATGAAAAACCCGCAGACAGCAGGTGCAGCAATGACTACAGCGCAAGGTGTTGTCGGTGAATTAGCAAAGAATGATGCTATGCGTGGTGTTGCTGCAAGACAAGCGGCTGCTCCACAGTCAATGCCGATGAACATGCAGCAAATTGCTAGTATGAATGCTAATCGATTAGGTGGCGATCCTACATCATCTGCATCGATGGGTATGATGGATCGTGCTGTAGCTGCATCGCCTACAGATGACATTCTTATGAGTTTCTTTAGCGGTGGTGGCTTCGGTGAGTGAGGATATCTTAACACTCGCTGACGGTACGAAGATCGATAAGAAGTCGGGACTAGTTATCAGTGATCCGGTTCCGGCTATTATCGAGGAAGATGTTATCGATGAGAGCGATGACAATGCATATGACGTAGAAGCTATTCAAGATAATCTACGGACAGATAAACATGCTGCTGATCTTCCTACTGATATTCGTTCTGCCCGTCCTATTGCTATTGTGTGTTCGCTCTCTCTATTCGGATTGAGTGATATGGAGATTGCTCACGTCTGTGGGATTGAGTATGACGCGGTAACAACAATCAAGAACAGTGATAAGTATCATGAATTCTCTCAGAAGGTTATTGAGAATGTCATGAACGCTCATTCTGATAATATCAGACATTTGTTTACGAAGGCTGCACTACCTGCTGCTAAGGAAGTTATCAATATGTTGCAGAGTGGTATTCCAGAAGTAAAGGCTGCTGCTGCTAAAGACATTCTCGACAGAGGTGGCTTTCGTCCTGCTGATATTGTCGAGCATCGTATTACTCATGAGAATGAGCTTAAGATCGTCTATGTTAAGGACGACGCGAACATGCCAACTATCAACACTACCTATGAGGAAGTATAATGGCTACTGTTGTGGACAAATCTCGTCCAGAAGTTGCTGCTGATCCACATATCAAGTCTAAGCTTGAATTGATCGATGAGCAGCTTGAAGAGAACGCAGAAGTTCTAGAGGAAATTGCGACTAATACCGCATCATAATAATGGCAAGTAATTACATAGTTAAAGAAGGCGGTATGGCAGATCGCTTTCTTCAATCAAAATATAAGATACAGGTTGTCGGTGGAGGTTTTGCTAATGGCAAGACTGCGATGGCCTGTATCAAAGCTTTGAATATCGCTCGTGATTATCCCGGTAGTAACGGATTGATGGCTCGCTCCACATATCCGAAGTTGAATGACACTCTAAGAAAAGAGTTTCTCAAATGGTGTCCGAAGCATTGGATAAAGTCGTTTCCCATGTCGAACAACGGCACGAATACGTGTACGCTGACGAATGGCTCAACGATCAATTTTCGTTATGTCCAGCAGCAGAGCCGTGGGGAAGAGGGCGCTACATCGAACTTGCTCTCGGCAACATACGATTGGATTATTGTAGATCAGATGGAGGACCCGGAGATAGTCTATAAAGACTTTCTCGATCTACAAGGACGTTTGCGTGGCTCAACACCATACGCCGGTAACGATCCGACAATGCCGCGCACTGGTCCGCGCTGGATGATCTTAACCTGTAACCCAACACGTAATTGGTTCTATAAGAAAGTCGTTCATCCTATTCATTTATATAAACAGAACGGTACGATTACTCCTGATCTAGTCTGTGTCCGTGGTGATAATGGTAAGCCTATCTTAATAGATGGTAAGCCTCAGGTTCTCGTTGATCTTATCGAAGGATCGACTTACGAGAACAAACATGTGCTTGAAGCAGACTTTATTCAAACGCTAGAGGCTACATACACTGGCCAAATGCGATCACGATTTCTCATGGGCGAGTGGGCAGCTTATGACGGGCTGGTGTATCCTCAGTTTAATGAACTTATTCATGGCATCGAACATAACGACGCTATGGATTTGTTGGATGTTCTCACTGAGCAGGGATACGACGTTCCCTTTATTGAAGGGTACGATTTTGGTATCGCTAATCCTTCCTGTTACGGTCTTGCTTTTATCGATAATGACAACAACGTCATTTTGTTCGACGGCTTTTATCGGAAAGAAATGGGAGTTATCGAGCAAGCTGAGAAGATTAGACTTGCAAGGAATAAGTGGGGCGTAGATGAGACACAGAAAGTACGCGCTGACCCGAATATCTTTCGGAGAGCCGGTGGCGCTCTCAATGGTACGGGTTCGACAGTTGCTCAACTGTTCGATCAGTGCGGTGTGCCTATGTCTCGCGGCTATAACGATCTTCTTGGTGGAATTGTCAAAGTTGGTTCTTATCTCAATCTTAGTAAGTTTCACCGTAATCCTTTTACTGGTGAATATGGCGCGCCTCACTTTTATGTATCTCGTGAACTTACTTGGTTCATTGATGAAATCGGTGGATATTATTGGGATAAAGACAACAAAGGTGATGCCGAGGATAAGCCTAAAGACAAAAACGACCACGGGATGGACATGACGAAATACCTATTGACCGATGTTCGCGAGGTAGCTAGACTAGACCCGACCAAGCGAGGCGTGCCGTCATTTATGAAGTGGCACGAGAGCGAGGTTGCTAATCAGAAACGCGGGTGGCGACATGGCGGAAGCCGAAGATAACTACGCACCTATTGCTGATAGTTTGAAGGAAGGCGGCATCAACGTTTCGCAGCCTGAGCAGAAATACGTTCCATCATTTAAGATGCTTGGGGATAACAAAATCCCTGTGTCTAAATCGATGGGTAAATTATGGAAAACGCGTCGTGATCAGGCGAAAGCTAAGCTCAAGAACGAGGGTATTCTTGACGCGTGGGAAGAGTGTATCCGATATTATAACAATGATCAATCAACAAACAGCGGAGCCGCAGGAGGCTCTCCTAATGTTTCGCGTATGGCGAGAAAGGGCACTGGTCAATCCGACGAACATATTGAGACAGAGAACGTCGTCTTTGCGAATGTCACTGCCTTGGTGCCGGCTACCTATGCAAAGAACCCTGACGTTGAAGTAACACCTACAGATAAGAAAGATGAGAACAAGAAGATTGCCGCTACGTGTTTCGAGCGGCTGATCAATTCTCTGTTCTCTACGAAATACAATCCCGGTGTGAACCTCAAGCCTAAAGCACGTAAGGCGGTTCTCAATGCAACTCTTACGAACGTTTCGTATATTGAAATCGGATGGACTGAAAAGGACCAATCGTCTGAGGCGAGCCTGCAAGAACTTTCGCGACTTGCACAAGAGTTGGAAAAAACAAAGGAACTTAAAAGGATCGAAGAGATAGAAGGAGAGCTACAGGCGCTCGAACTTAAGGTTGATCTTCTAAACCCTGCTGGTCCGTGGGTTAAGTTCCGTCGTCCTCAAGATGTATATCGCGATCCGTCTAACAAGTCTGCTGATCTGGCAGATTGTAAATGGATTATGATCCGTGAGCTTATTCCAACTGCGTTGCTTAAGGCTATCTATTTCACTAAGAAAGACGATAGCGACGAATATGAAAGTATCTTCGCTCCTACGCATGTATTGAAAGCTAATGCATCAGGTGGTCACGATCTAGATAATGAAGTGAACAACTTCTCTATCATTGCTGATGGGAAGGATCACTCTTTATATGGATATGATGACGAAGAGAGTTTCAACACTGCTTGTTTCACTGAATGCTGGTATGTGTGGGATAAGACTACACGTCGATGCTATCTATTCCATGACAAGGATTGGTGCTATCCGATTTGGGTGTGGGATGATCCACTCGGCTTAAGTCGTTTCTTCCCGATCTATTGTTTAGAGTTCTATATCGATCCAGAAGGTGACTACGCCCGTTCTGAGGTTATGTATTATCTCGATCAACAAGATGCTATTAACGAGATTGCGTCTGAGCGGCGTCGTGCAATCGCATGGGCAAGAAAGAACATCTTCTACGATCTTGATGCAATTAAAGACCCTGCTCTTATCTCTGCATATCTTGAAGGTGGCGAGAAAGGTGGGGCTATCGGGGTTAAGATACCCGAAGGTAAGAAGATGGGTGATCTTGTTTGGTCGCAACCACCGCCTAGTGGACAGTTCATGCAACTGTTCGATCCGCAGCCTTATCTTCAAGCGATTGATCGTGTCTCTAGCGTAACTAATGTTATGCGAGGCGTGGAGTATAAGACGAATACAACTAATAAAGCGATTGAGAGTTACGAGAGCCAGACACAAACGCGTCTCGATGAAAAGATAGATATGATCGAAGAATTCATTGGCGATATTGGACATGGTTTGCTCGAACTCTGCATTCAGAAAATGGATGCTGCTACAGTTGCCTCACTTACCGACAGTACATGCGGTGAGGCGTGGGCACAATTGCAAGGTATGGCTGTTTCTGAGTTTAACAAACAATTCAATATGCGGATTGTGGGTGGCTCAGCACTGAAACCAACTGCACGCGCTAAGAAAGAAGAGGCGATGCAGATTGGACAGACACTCGGCCAATTTGGTAAGTCGATGCCTGCTGCTGTCTTGATTATGCTTAAAGTATTTGAACGTGCATTTGATGAGATTGTCATTACCGAAGAAGATTGGACTATGCTTCGTCAATCAGTAGAAGCACAGCTTAATCCTCAGGGTGCTGGTGATCCTAATGAACCTACGGGAGACCAAGCATTACAAAGAATGGAAATGCTAATTGATAGTCTCCCGCCTGCTGCCAAACAAGCGTTTGGTAAAGCTATTTCACAAGGCGTACCAATTCGGACAACGATCGAAATGATCCAGAACCGAGTTGCTGCACAACAGACACAACAAGGACCTACAGATGGCCAATCGCCAGTCGATGAACAGTGATATTGATGACGCCATTCTCTCTGATGTACCGGGGTTTGAAGATAACACCGATACTGACGTAGATATTGGTAATGAAATCGATACAGACGGTAACGATGATACTCAGCAACAACAGGTAGCTGATACTGATACTGATGATACTGACTTAGAGACGCAAAGTCAGGACGCTAGTCAGCGTGGTAAAAAGCCTGCTGATGATAAAGCGAAAAAGCCCGGTGAAGAAGATAACAAACCTAAGTTCGATAAGGACGGGAATGTTATTGACGCTAAGGGTAATATTATTGCTGCGCGCGGACGTGAGCGACGGCTCGATGAACAAAATCGTCGTATGCGTGGTATTACTGAGCGACAAACTCAGGAGATTACGAAGCTTAAGCAAGACATGGCTTCGATTAACTACTTGAATGGCGCACCAAAGAAGCTT